ATCTAGAAGATTAGCGTCGATGCGTTCAGCAATCCGTTCTTCTGCCATCTCCATTGTGATATAGAGAACCTTACGATTATCCATCAAATTAGCAGCAGCAAAGTGACACATAGCAAGAGATTTTCCGACACCAGTGCCAGCCAGAATACAAGTTAAAGTTTTCTGTGGAAGCCCACCTTTGGTGATGCTATTAAGATAGTCTAGATCAAACGCGATACGATTTTCTATTTTATGATAGAAGTCATAACGATCGGAGAAGTCTTCTAACCAATCATGTCCAATGTGATTATCAAAACTGACAGAGAGAGCTTTAGAAAGAATTTCTGGAATCGCACCCTTTGTCTCCTTCTCTTTACCATCCATGATTTGAATGGATTTCATGATAGCATTATGAATAGCACGTTGCTGACAGAACTCTTCTGTCCTGTCAGTCAGCCACTGTTCATCAATCTCACGATCTGTGAGTTGAGAAAGATATTTGATACATGGCTCAAAGTCGTTTTCGTCTACATCGTCGTTGTCAAGTGTGATACCAAGAATCTCTACAGTCGGTAGAGTGTTGTATTCTTCAACGTGTTTCTTGATATATCGATACAGAGTTTTTTCTGTAAAATCGTTGAAATACTCATCTTTAAGAAATGGAAGAACTTTCCTCGAATAATTCTCGTTGTGAATGAGATGACTCAGTATCTGTGTTTCCAGCCTCATTTTCTTCCTTTTCATTCAAAGCAGTGATGATAATATGTACTAAAATTCCACCAAGATGATTATTGAAATGAATATTATTTTCAGTCAATTCGTGTGGATTTTCTACGAAATCAAAATCAAATTTCAAAGTTGCTTCGTCTTTTTCATCGATTTCTTTTACAGATATTGTATTGTATCTAATGATTGTACCATTATATCGTTCGTCTGTCAACTTAATAGGTACGGTTGATTTACCATCATATAGATTATCTGCTATTTCATAGGTATCATCATACTGTGAAAATTCTTCAAAATCAATCTTCGGCATCGTCCGTCTCGCTTTGATCTGTTTTTCCATAACCGCCAAAAAGTTCTCTTTCTTCTCCATATTTGAATTCCTTTGCTGCAGCCTGTTCTAGTCTTTCCATGACATCTTCTGTAAAAAACTTTTCCGGTTCTGCATTGATTGCTTTAGCAAAATGTTTAGATCCATCAGGAAACTCATAACGAGTTGATACCTTCTTGATAACATCGTACTTCTCGGCAAGGTCAAGAAGACCATAATAACGATCCAAACCAGTCGTATAGTTTAGACGTACTTCAATCGTCTTATTTGGTTTGGTAAAACGTGACTTTTGTGTGCTAACTTTGATTAGATTACCCTCATCCTTTTCAGTATCTTTATCTCTTTTCTTTGAAAGAAAAAGAATTGTAGAAGCGGTATACTTTAGACCAGAACCGCCAGACATTACTTTCGTTGGTATATAAGAACCAACTGCATCATATGTATGGTTTGTAATAATCATCGGAACCTGCGCTTTAGATAAACGTAGACCTAGAGTACGAAACGCAGCCTTAATTACTTGCGCCTTGGTCATATCCCGAGTTTCTTTACCTTCGGTACTATCTTCCATTTCTTTTGTTGTAGATAGTTGACCGAGAGAATCAAGAACCATCATCATTGGTGGTCTATTATTTTTGTGTTCTGTGTATCTTTCTAAAACTTGTAACGCATTATGTCGAAACTGCTGAATTGTTTGTGGTTCAGATACAACAATACGATGAATGTCAATACCACGAGTAGACATCATCTCCTGTGTTACTGCTGCTTCAGTATCATAATAGATTACACCGGCGTGATCGTTTTGTTGTAAAAAGTTATTGACCATTCCTAGAGCAAAGAAAGTCTTTCCTGTTGCTTCTTCACCAGCGAGAGCAGTAATTTTGTTATTTGACACACCGCCGTAAAGACTGCCACTGATAAGAGCATTAAGAATGAAACACCCAGTATCAACCCACCCAGAAAACTCAGAAGAATTACCACCATCGGATAAAAGATGAGTGTTTTCATCGTTGAGTTCCTTCACGATTTGCTTAAAAAAATCAGACATTATTTCTCCTCAAAAAAAGATCCATTTATAATCGCTTCAACTTTTTCCATTTGTTTTTCAATGATAGGACCACGACCAGGCCAATGGATATACTCCTGGTTTTGTGTCCTATACAAACTTGAAAGCAGCGGCATAACAATCTTTGCCATCTCATTTACTTTCTGATTGGCAACACTATCTGCTAGTTGCTTTCGTTCTTCTACGATGGCATCATTATCATATATCAAACTAAGTAATGTGTCAACTTTTTTTTCCATATTTCTTAAACTATCTAACTTTCTTTCAAGTCTTTGTTCAAGAGATGTCAAATCATCTTTAGCAGCAAGAGCGGGTTTATCTGCTCTAACCAAGTCTTCTTCTTCAATGACCTTCTTACGATATGTGTCCTCATCAACGGCTGTAAGACCAGAAGTCCATCCGGTCATATCCATATCGTCCCAAATATTCTTATTCATTAAAGAAATTCTCCAAGTTGTTTTGTTTCTCAGCGTTCCAGCCCATTGCGTCAAGAATAATCTTAATCGGATCTAAGAAAGTTTTCTCAAACTGTGTATCATAGTCAATGTATTGCGTTATCTCAAATTCTTTCGGCAACACAGTTATAAATCCTATAACATTCTCCATGATGGGATTTGGCATTTTCAGATAAAGAAACTTCATCTTGTTACCAGATTGAATTTGTTCATACTTACCAGTCAATTTAAGTTTTTTCAGTTGGTCGTTGTACAACAAAGCAGCACGAACATGAATTGGTGTACCAGATTTATATAGACTTGCACTATCAGCGAACTTACCCATATCAGATACACCACGGGGGAAGGCGATTTCTTCTGGTGTTAGATCCATCCACTTTTCTCGTAACTCTTCAATCCATTTCTGAACTTCATCTTCACTTTGAGTTACCACCTTCTTCAGTGTATCCATAATCAACTCTTTAACTATCTGCGGAGTAGAAGAACGAACGGCTTCAATACCAGTCACTTTCAACTTTGGTTCAGCAAATCTCACACCTTCACTGTCCCAAACATGTGCAATGTATCGTTTCTTCGCTGTCCAGATGGCTTTATCGGCGATGATTTCACGTTTCATCACCATTTTCTGTTGTGGCGCTTTCATATAGTCAGCAAGTTGTTGATATCCTTTGTCTAGATGTTTCTCAATTTCTCCTGATGCTTTGTTTAGAAAGTCTACGATCTTTGTCTTGTTTGTCTCATTCGGTAGTATCTTCTCTACCAATGGACCCATGTTGAGATACACAGAATCGGTATCAATCGCAATCACATAGTCTTCGTTAGTCTTCAATATATTATTTAGATATTCATTAAGAATCTTCTCAGCCCACCTAATAGTATACTGACCTGATACAGTTATTGCCTCTGCAACACGTTGATCAAAAAATCTGAAATATTTATTTGCTAACGCTCCATAGAAAGAGTTCATTGCAATCTTGATAGCCATCTGGTTGTTGTCGAGAATGGATATCTCTCGTTCAATACTTTTAGATTTTTCCTTCTCATATCTCTGTTTTGCGTCTATCATCTTTTGTTTGATAACAACTCTTTCATTGTAATATGATTGAATAACCTGTGGAATAATACCTTCTATGTCATTACGAAATAGTTGTCCTGTAGCAGTAAGACACATATCATTTGGTATATCTAAATCAGGCATTTCTAGTAGTTTGTCAACATCTACACCAGATACAATATCATTTACTACAGTCTCTGGACTCATATTGTATTGCATAATGAGATGTGGATATAGAGAGTTTAGATCAAAGGAAACTACCCAATCATGAAGACCTATTTGTGGTTCTTTTACATAACCACCTTCGATTGTATCATACCGTGAATCAGTCTTAGGCGGTACAGCAATCTTTCTAGATTTGAACTCATTATATAGAATAGCATCCCAAATGCCAACGGTCTTCAATGTCTCGCCAAGAGTACACTTAGCACGATAGGCCATTGTAAGTACCAAATCGATTAGACCAAGTTTGTCCTCAATCTTATCAACAAGTTCCACATCTTTTACATTATACTCCACAAACTTTTGATAGTCGTGTTTGTATAACATATGCAAGGAACCATATTCACTATAATCCAATTTCTTCTCGCCTAGAATCACATTAGCGATATGATCCAGTTTATAGGACTCTTGTTGTCCTAGTGTGTTGTATGTAAATTTTTTGAACACATCGATATAATCCAACTGTGTGATACCAACCAGATTGTACCTTAGATGTTCCACACCAGCTATGAAAAGATTATCTTTATTGACAAGTTTCCAAGGTGACAGAGACTTTACCATATCCTCACCAAAGATTCTTGCAATACGATTGACAAGATAAGGCACATCAAAAAACTCTGAATACCATCCAGTAAGAATATCTGGAACATGATCAGCCCAATAATCAATGAAATCTAATAAGAGTTCCCTCTCATTTTTGCATTTACGATAAAGAACAGGCATTCCGCTTTTGTCTGGATTGAAGTCATATAGACCCCAT